ATGAAATGCAAGATTCAAAAAATTTTAATGAATTAACTTTTCAAACCACTGTCTATAAAGCAGAACCTGGTACTTTATTAATTTTTAGAGGCAATATACATCATGGGACTGATATAAAAAAAACTCCACATCAAAGAATAACTTTAAATTATAATTATAAATGAGATTTAATTGGTACTACATAAATTCTTTCATAAGTAAAAAAGAGATAACTGAGCTAAATAAAATTTGTAAAAAGCATAGTATTATTAAAATGGGAAGTGCCGATACAACAAAAACAAGCGATGCAAAAAGAGTTAGTTATTCGCATCTTCTCCCCCTTATTGATAAATTAGAAGACATAACAAACGGTTTAAATGCACAACATTATGGTTTTCATTTATTCCCCTCAACAAGAGATGGCGGTGTTTCATATAATATTTATAAAGGCAGCAATAAAGGAGAATACAAATGGCACCAGGACGCTGAAAATGAAGGGACAGCGTATGAATTAAAACTAACAGCCATTATAAATTTATCAGAAAAACCTTTTGTAGGTGGTGAATTTTTTATTTGGAATAACAAAGAAATAGAAATTTCACAATTAATAGTTCCAGGTACATTATTAATTTTTCCTTCCTTTTATATACATAAAGTAAAACCTGTTTTAAAAGGCACAAGAAAAACTTTAACATTTTGGAGACATGGAAAACCATGGACATAAATTTTAAATACAAAATTATTAAAAACATAATACCAAAAGAATTAAGTAATTTTCTTTATCAATACTGGTTAATTCAGGAACAGTCTGTAAAAGATATGTTAATTAGTCAACAAACATACAAACACAATATTTGGATTGGTAATTTTGAATTAGATTCACAATGTGTTGGGCATTACGCTAAATATGGAGATTGGGCTTCAGACACTCTTTTGGAATATGTAAGACCTACAATTCAAGAAAAATTACAAATTAAACTTGTTCCAACTTATTCTTATACAAGGATTTATAGGAAAGGTGCTTTTTTAACAAGACACATTGATAGGGATAGTTGTAAAATATCAGCTACTATTAATTTAGGTGGAGACAAGTGGCCTATATGTTTAGACCCTACTGGTACAAAAAGTGTTGTTAAAAAATGGTACGATAAAAAAGGTGAACAAGCTATTATAAAAAAGAATGCGCCTAAAGGAATAAAAGTAGATTTAGAACCAGGCGATGTTTTAGTTTATGCAGGAGATAAACTTGAACATTGGCGAGAACCATTTACTAAAGATCATTGTGTGCAAACATTTTTACATTATAACGAAGATAATGTTGAGGGCAGGAAAAATAAATTTGATAACAGAAAATACTTAGGTCAACCTAAATTTAATGATTAAGACATATAAAAATTTTTTAGAAAATAAGTTTTTAGATACATTTTTAAATAAGTTAAATAATCAAGTTAATAGTTTAGATAATGTGTGGACAAGTAGTTTAGGGTGGAATAAAAATATTATTAAAACTTCTGCTCCCATATTAATGTATCCCATAAAAAATCAAGGAGATATAGATTACATAGCTAATAGATATAGAAAAATAAAATATAATTTTAGAGATTTAACAATATGTTTTTATTATTGGCCAAAAGGAAGTTACATTCCTTTTCACCATGACGATCATCCAAACTATGCTGCTGGCAGCACAATTTATTTAAACAAAGAATGGCATGTAGATTGGGGAGGTTTTTATTTATGGCAAGATAAAAAAAATAAATATCATGCTGAAGTTCCAGAATATAATAAAATGATTTTAAATAATAACCAAACTAATCACGGTACAAGTCTTGTCTCTCACGATGCTTTACAAGCAAGAATGACTCTACAAATATTTTTTTTAAAATGATTAAACTTGATCTAAATGCATTACCTATTGGTTGTGAAGACACTAAATTTTTTTTAAATAAGAAAGAAATAAATTTTATAGAAAATTTAAGATATAAAAAAACACATAATGTAACAACTCGAGATACAGGGGTCAAAGTATCACAAAGCGAAAATGTGTTAGAGTATAAACAATTAAAAAGAATAAAAAATTTTTTTATAGAAAAAATAGAAGAATATAAAAATAATTTATTAGAAATAAAAAATGAATTAAAATTGGTGCAAAGTTGGACTACTTATAATGTAAAAGGAACTTCACACCATGCACATAATCATCCTAATACTTTTATTAGTTTAGTGTATTACGTAAAATGTTCGGAACAAGGAGGTGATATTGTTTTTGAATTGCCAAAAAGTAGATTACAAGAGGGTTTTAATTTTAATTATAATATAAAAAGATTTAATATATACAACTCTACCACTTGGCGTATTTTAACTAAAACGGGTAGAATAGTTATTTTTCCTGGGTGGATACAACATTATTCAACTCCTCAAGAAACTGATGAAAAAAGAATTATATTAGGGGCTAATTTCTTTTTACAAGGAACTATCGGTGAAAAAAACAATCACGATTTAATAAATTTAAAATATTAATATGAAAATTTACAAAAAAATTATTACTAAAAAACAGGAGGATTTTTTAAATGATATATTTAAATACGAAAAAACTCCTTTCTATTTAGCAACTTACGCTGTTAAAGAAAATGATCAAGGATATCATTTTGTTCATCACGCCATACATAGAGACAACCCCAATGTAGATAATAGTGAATTAGCACAAAATCTAAGAAATTTTTTATTTGAACTAGCACCAAAATTAAAAATAAAATATACTAAAATTTATAGGTGTGCTTTAAATATAACTTTTTACAACGGTTTTGTTAATAAATGTTTAACACATGAAGATCATCCGTTTGATCATAAACAAATTTTAATTTATCTTAATGACTCTGATGGTGAAACTGTTATATTAGATAAAAAGGGTATTAAAGAAATAAAGAAAATTAAACCAGAAGCTTTTAAAATATTGGTAATGGATCGAAGAAATCATTATCAATTTTTTCCAACAAAAGGAATAAGAAAAGTTTTGATTTATACTACAGATTAATGAAAGAAAAAATATTTGCTAAAAAAACTTTTTTAGGAGGTTGGTATATACCAACTTATTTATGTGAAGATATGATCCAATATTTTAAATCAAACAAGAAAAAACAGGGACCCGGCAAAGTGGGTTTGCAAGAAATAAATACAAATGTAAAAGCCTCAACTGATTTACAATGCGGTCATACAAATATTTATCCTTTATCAGAATATAAAAAACAAGTTCAAAAATGTATGTTAAATTATCAAGATAAATATCCAGAATTAAAATTACATTCGTTTTTTAATTTTTATAAAGATTTTTTAATACAGCACTATAAGCCAGGTCAAGGTTATAAGACGTGGCATTCTGAAAGAATGAATAAAAACGATGGAGATAGATTTTTAGTTTTTATGACTTATTTAAATAATGTAAAAAATGGGGGAACTTATTTTAAATATCAAGATATTAAAGTGCCAGCAAAACAAGGATTAACTCTAATTTGGCCTACAGATTTTACTCATACACACAAAGGAGTTATTAATATGACTAAAGAAAAATATATAGCAACTGGTTGGATTCATTTCATATGAAAATAAAAGATAATTTTTTACCAAAAAATAGTTTTAATAAACTAAAAAATTTTTTGCTAAGTTCTGATTTTCCTTGGTATTATAATCCTAAATTAAATACTAATGATCCTACAGAACATCGACAGATATATTTTACACATTTAGTTTACAATAAAAAAATAAACAGTGATTATTATACAGAATTTCTTGATTGCATTGATAAATTAAAAATAAAAAAAGATAAATTAATGAGAATAAAAGTTAATTGTTATCCAAAAACAAACATTATTGAAGAACATGTACCTCACGTTGATTATAAATTTAAACATAAGGGAGCCCTATTAAGTATTAATACTTGTGATGGTTACACTGGTATTTTAGGGAGAAAAATTAGCTCTATAGAAAATAGAGTTCTTTTATTTGATCCATCTGTTTTGCATTTTAGCACTAATTGCACTAATGCAGGAGCTAGAATTAATATAAATATAAATTATGTCTGACAGTAAACTTTATCCAGTTTTTGGTTTTCCAACTTATATAACTTCTTTAAAAGAAGATAAATTTGACAGAGAGGGTATTATATCTTCAATAGAAAAAAATTATAACATAGATAAAAAAAGAAATTGTTGGATAGAAGGTAATTTACATCACTCATTGTTTGATGAAAAAAACAATGACAAATTTCATAAAGTAAATTTTTCAAGTTTGGTTCCTGTATATCATAAACGTATTTTAGAATTTATAGATAAACTAGATTTTAATAAACCTCCTAGATATACTTTTGAAATTGTTAATTATACTTGTATGAATAAAGGTGGTAGCATGCCTTTCCATGTGCACAAAAAATGTGATTTTTCTGCAGTGCATTATCTACAATATGATTCAAAGAAAAATAATTCAACTCGGTTTTTAAACCCTGAAACTTATTTACCTGATTATATTGGGGCGCAGCACCCCTCAATGAAAAAGCTTTTAAATGCACACAATCATACTAATTCGTTTCTTTTAAAAGATTGGGTATTTAGAGTTTGGCAAGATGATCTAATTATTTTTCCAGCTTTTTTAAGACATGATGTTCCAGAGGTAAAACAAACTAATAAACTAAGAATGACCATTTCATTTAATATATCATTACATGCTTGACATTTTTAAGACTGCTATACATGAGGAGACTATAAAGGATCAAAACATAGAGAAATATTTTCTTGATATTTTACATCAATCAGATTCTGGTGTACAAATAAGTAATAGAGGCGGTTTTCAATCTAGACCTTACTCACAAATAAATGAAGAGGTAGAGAAAAAATTATTTATAGGTCCAGCTATAAATTACATCTACGCTATGGGTTTAAGTAGAAACGTCAAAATAAAGACTATAAATTATTGGATAAATGTTAACAGTTTTGGTTCGTACAATTCAGTTCATCATCATTTACCTAGAAGCCTATCAGGTATTTATTTTTTAAAAACACCAAAAAATTGTGGTAATCTTGTTTTTTTTAACAACTTCGATATTAAAAACGACGGTAATTTTTTTAATAAAAATGAGATATCACCGTATTATAAAACAAAATATTATGTTACACCAAAAAAAGATAACCTTTACTTATTTCAAAGTGATTTAAAACATATGGTGGAACCTAACTTGTCTAAAGAAAAAAGAATTAGTATTGCCTTTAATTTAGATTTGTTTGAATAAAATGAAAATTTTAAACAAATTTGCTGAATACCTAACTAGCATAGAATATCCAAAAGAAAAAACTTCCTGGAATATTGCAGGTATGATAAAAGGTAGTAATGCTTTTTATAGATTTGATGTTAGAGAAATGTTTAAAATGCCGAATGGAACACCAGCGCAGAACGGACGTCTTGATACAAAAGCTCAAAAAATGGTTCTTGAAGGTGAAAAAGAATGGCTTATTCTAGATTTAGAAGAGCTTCATGAGTATATACGTAGAGAAAAGAAAACCGAGGTATATATAAACGATTTGATATCAGATCTAGAATGGACTATATTTTTGGCCAAAAATTAGTATAATGGTACATTATGGCATTACAAAAAGTACAGTTCTTACCAGGCTTCAATAAACAGATTACAGACACTCAGGCAGAAGGCCAATGGGTTGGCGGTGATAATGTTAGATTTAGATATGGTACACCTGAAAAAATAGGTGGATGGGAACAACTAGGATCTAACAAACTTACTGGTGCCGCTCGATCCATGCATCACATTGTAAATAGTAGCGGTGTTAAATACTCTATTATAGGAACTAACAGAATTTTATATGCCTATTCTGGAGGTGTATTTTATGACATTCACCCTATCGAGTCCACAACGACTCTTACAAATGCTTTTACTACAACAAATGGATCTACATCTGTAACGATAACATTTTCCTCTGGTCATGGTTTATCACCTGGGGACATAATTTTATTAGATAATTTTACTACAATTACAAACTCAGATTTTACATCTTCAGATTTTGATGACAAAAAATTTATGGTAACTACAACACCAACCAACTTAACAATAACAATTACTATGCCGTCTGCAGAAACAGGATCAGGTGCTACAACATCTGGAGGTATTAGAGTTCAATCTTATTATAATGTTGGACCAGCTGAACAGCTACCTGGCTTTGGTTATGGATTAGGATCTTGGGGTGGTGAAGCAACTAACCCACTAACTACAACTCTTAACGGTGCGATTGATGCTTCTACAACAACTATAGTTTTAACAAGCGTTGTAAACTTTCCATCGTCAGGCACTAGTCACATTACGATAGGCACTGAAGATATTTCTTACACTGGAATTTCAGGCAACACATTGACAGGCGTGACGCGAGGAGCGAGAGGCACAACTGCAGCTTCTCATGCTGATGGGGCAACAGTTACAAATACATCCGACTATGTTGCGTGGGGTGAAGCAGCTTCTGGTGACTTAACAATTGATCCAGGCCTTTGGTCTATTGATAACTTTGGTAACAAAGTTATTGCACTTATACATAACGCACAAGTT